ATTCTTTACAAATTTTATTTGAAAGGAGGCCTATCGTTATGCCTAAAAGTAACGAAATTAGTTTTGGTGAGTACTTTAACTTACCTAATCCGGGACTAAGGTCCTACTTTGACAGAGTTCGAGCAGGAAACTCGGATGAATACCGGACTACTTTTGCCAAAGGTAGTTCTCTCGAGGAAGTTCTAGCCGATTGGAAGCCCACAGTCGATAAAATCGAGAACGTGTGGCCTACACTCCTAGAATTCGAAAATGACCTCGCGAAAAAGGTCGGGCCATTGTCAATTCAGAAACCCCTCTCGGAGCGTATGGATGACATTGACGCTTACTACGATTCCATTGCCAAGGAGTCGAAGCCAATCAGTCACAGCGCAGAAGCGGCGGTTGTGTCTGAGTGGAGCAAGTGCAGCGGCTTGCACCTCAGGGGCCAGCAGCGGACAGTTGACTTGATGAAGAAGTCAACTAATTCTGGATCTCCATTCTTCAGCAAACGTAGAGCAGTTGTATCTAAGACTTTGCCAGTTGAAACGAATTTAGTTTCTCCTCTAAATCCGATTCAAATTCTGAATGGTAAAGGCTGGCATGCAGCAGCTGTGTTAGGTTGGAGAGGCCAGGAAGGAGGCCCAACTGATGATGATGTTAAGCAGCGGGTGGTTTGGATGTTTCCATTCGGCATTAACATCAGAGAGTTGCAATTTTATCAGCCAGCAATCGAATCCGCACAAAAGTTCGAACTGGTACCAGCTTGGGTTGGGCTGGAGTCAGTGGATAAGAGAATCACTCAACTCTTTGACACTAAAGGGGCTAATGACCTGATAATTTGCACGGATTTCTCTAAGTTTGACCAGCACTTCAATTCGGACATGCAAAATTGCGCCAAGAACATTATATCTAAAATTCTGGACAATAGTGCCGAAAGCCGTCACTGGTTGAACGATGTATTTCCCATCAAGTACACCATACCTCTGGCGTACGACTACGACAAAATCCGCGTAGGATATCATGGGATGGGATCCGGTTCGGGCGGGACGAATTTCGATGAGACCCTCACTCATCGTGCCTTACAGTATGAGTGTGCACAGTCCCGTAAGCAGATGCTCAATCCAAATTCACAGTGCTTGGGTGACGATGGTATTCTAAGTTTCCCCGGAATAACTGTGGAAGATGTAATGCAATCATATACTGCACATGGGCAAGACATGAATGAGGACAAGCAGTATGTGAGCACACAAGACTGCACATATTTGCGGAGATGGCATCACCGCGACTATCGTATGGACGGCGTATGTGTGGGTGTTTATTCAACCTATCGGGCTCTCGGTAGGCTGTGTGAACAGGAGCGCTTCTATGATCCAGATATTTGGGGGCCTAAGATGGTGGCTCTACGGCAGTTGTCTATTATAGAGAACTGTAAGTACCATCCTCTCCGTGAGGAGTTTGTTGACTTTTGTATGAAACGGGATAAATACAGACTCGGACTGGATATCCCAGGATTCATGGACAATATTGAGAGCATTGCCCGAGAATCTATCGATCTCATACCAGACTTCCTAGGCTATAGCAAAGCTCTTTCTATGCCCAAGAAAGATGCTGGCATAGGCTCTTGGTGGGTAGTAAACTACTTGAAGTCGAGAAGATAAAGATTGAGATGGTGCAGTAAACCATTGAC